GCATCCGTCCGTGGACGTACGTGCTGGAGTCGCACGAGTACCGCGACACGCTACCGCCGCTGCACACGCTACCGATCAAGCTCCAGATGCCTATGGAGCCCTACAAGACGCTCAAACGCGAGATGGCGCTCATCTACCCCAACGCCGAGGTCATCGCCGCCAACGCCGCAGCGGTGACGTCCAAGCTCCAGCAGATGAGCGCGGGGTTTGTCTACGACACGGCCCGACAAACCGTCTGGCTGTCGGATCACAAGCTCGATGCGGTCGCGGACCTGCACGCCGAGAATCAGCGCGCGCCCATGCTGGTCTGGTATCAGTTCAAGGCAGAACTGGCGGGGCTACAGGCGCGCTTTCCGCGCTTGCAGACGCTGGTGAACGACGATTCGATCGCTCGGTGGAACGCGGGGCAGATCGAGATGCTGGCGGTCCACCCTGCGTCAGCAGGCCACGGGCTCAACCTGCAAGGCCAGTCGCGCATGGTGTGGATGTCGCTCCCGTGGTCGCTGGAGCTGTACGAGCAGGCGGTCGGTCGGCTGCACCGAGGCGGCCAGCGCCATGACGTGCTGAACTACGTGCTCACGACCGAAGGCACGGTCGATGAAACGATTTGGAAGGCTTTACATGAGAAACGAGAGGTATCTGATATGGCACTAGAGGCGCTCAAATGAACCGATGGACTGAACAGCTAAAGGCCGCTCGGGCCGAGGCGCGCATACGGCAGCGGGAGTTCAACGCCGCCCAGCGCGCGCTCAACCGGGTGCTTGCGGAGATTGCAAAACTGGAGAAGCGAATTGAACTGGCGCGAACTACAACGAAGGCTTAATCAACTAACGGAGAGTGAACTATGGCAATTGATCGAAGCGGAACTGGCAGGCAAGAAGCGTGTGTCTTTGATCGAGCGGATGCATATGCGGGCGGCAGCATTACGCACTACCCGAGAGAGGCTGGATCTCTTGAAACGTGCGACGCAATCTACGCCGTAGGCGTGGCGACCGACGTGCAGAAGACGTGGCGCCGGTACGGTTGGGTGCCGCCGTCGGAACTTCCCGAGTACCATGACAAGTGGGCACGCGCCCAACAACCCACACGCATATCGGAGGTCGGACGTGGTTGATTACAGCGAAGGCTATCTAAACTTGAAGCAGATCGTGGACGAGATTTGGGAGGCAATGATGGCCAACGATCCCACTCGCGCACGTGACCTGTGCGCAGCGGTCGTCGTCGAGGCTCGGATGTTGCGCCATCAGATTGGAATCCAGCATGACAGCAGCAATCAAAGTTGAGCGGTACTTGAAGGACCGCAAGAAGCCCGTAACGCCTAGGCAGATTGCGGATTACTTTCTCTACAGCCACGCAACCGTCAACAAGGCACTCAATGATCTCGAACAAGCAGGCAAAATCGCGCGCACCCAACAGCGCACCTGGCACATCTGTCGCATGGCCGTTCCCCCGCCAGCCGCTCCCGCACCAGCCGAACAGCGTGCCACCTACGACCGACCGATGCTCAACTCGTACCCGCACGCACGCGGATATGATGACTGAACTGGGAGAAGCTAAATGGTAGACATGGTGAACCACCCGCCGCACTACACACGCGGCGGCGTGGAATGCATCGACGCGCTCGCGTCAGCGACCGCAGGGCTGGAAGGGCTTGATGCGGTCTGCACCGCCAACGCCATCAAGTACCTGTGGCGCTGGAAACAGAAGAACGGTGTTGAAGACTTGCGGAAGGCTCAGTGGTATATCAGCAAGCTCATTGAGACATCTGTAGTGCCGCAGCCCGACCTTCTTCGACGCGCCGTGCCCAGCCCCGGCCAAACGTGGGCCAAGTGGGCAGCGTCTGAAGATAGACAAGACGATTGTTTTGGAACTTGTTGATGACGTCAGACGCCGGCATGGCAGCGACAGCCTTCAGCGTCATGGGGCCGATCGCGCCGTCCGGCGTTGCACCGATTGCTTCTTGCAAGAGCTTGGCCGCGCGGCCTGGGCCTGAGTTGATGGCGGTATCGAAGACCACGTAGTCGACACCCGCCGGCAGGTCATCGCCTTTGACCTTATCCCAGTAGCGCTCCTTGTAGAGCGGCGCCACGTCGCTGGGCGCAAGCTCCCGCATGTCCTGCTCGGTCACGGGGCGGCCGCACCACTTCTCCCACGTCGCCTTGGTGCAACCCAAGTTGGTGATGCCGCCGGGATCGGACGGGTGATTTACGTAGCCGCCCTCGTGGTGCAGCACAGCCGCCAGCGCCCGTTCCCAGTTCTCTTTCATTTCTTGCTCTCGATCGTCTCTTGCTTAGCCTTGCTGCCGGCGCTGCTGCCAAAGAAGAAGTTGAGGATTGTGGCCACTACGGTCGCCAAGATGAAGCCCAGCACCGTGTCAGCAAAGCGCACGTTGTCGGTAGGGATCGTCACCATCGTAATCATAAAAATGTAGCTCGCTGCGACCAGCGACCAGAAGGTCGCCAGCACGTAGACGAACGATCTGCTGATGCCGTTGCCGTTGATGAGCGCGGCGATCTGCATCGCGCGGGCGTCTGCCGTGTTCTTGTTCGCCTGCTCGACCATGAATTCTTCATGCTGCATCGCGCGTTCACGTAGGCGCGTGATGTCTTCGGCGTTCATGTCGGGCTTGAGTTCAACGCCCGTCTTCTCCTGCACGTAGTCGAGCCCCTTGTCCACGACCGCTTGCGCGACCTTGGGCAGATTGTTCTGGATGAGGGTAGATACGATACCAGCGACGATGGGCAACATCAGTAACTAACCTCCGCAAGGGCCAACATCAAGACGGTCATGAGTAAGACGATGATGCCGAAGATGTAGTTCATTTCGGCCACCTGTCGACGATGAACATGACGATGTGAAAGAGAATCAGCGCGCCTGTGGCCACGACGACGGCGATCAAACCTGCGTCACTTGCGTTCTTGATGAACTTCTTGCGCCGCCTGATCTGTTCGTAAATCATCTTCTCGCGCTGTTCTTTGATGCGCCGCCGCATCTGTACAAACTCAACGTAGCCATCGCGGCCAAGGTGCTGGAGCGGTCCGTAGTGGAACCAGTGGTACAGCGTCTTTTCCATCTCCTTGATCTTGACCTGGGCGGCGTAGGCGTCAAACGCCTCAACGGTGGCTGATTTGGAAAAGGTGAGTTTTTTGAAGAGCGGGGGCTTGGCCTGCTCGCCGTTCATCCACTCTTGCAGGTCACTGACGGCGCCGGCCCACTTGCCGAGCTGGCCAAAGACATCCTCGGCTTCTCGGCCAATCTCAACCGCCTTCTTCAGCCCGTTGAAGACGGCAGTCGCAGTCGCCAACAGACTGATTGGGTCTAGCATCTCACACCTTTAACACGAGCCCCAAGAGCAGCATGATGATCGCGCCCGCAGTGCCGATCAAGATATGCTCCAGCCGCTTGATGCGCAGGATCGTCTCTTTCCATCGTTCCGCGCACACCGCTTCATGCGTTGACAAGCGAGCCTCCACTTCGTTTGCTGATGCCATCACTCACCCTCAATCAACTTGTTTTCAGGCTTAGGAGCTAGTTGGTTACGCTTGAACTCCATAGTTTTTTTGCCTTGGCTGCCCTTGCGCACCGGGCGCGGTTCGCGCATCTGCTCAGTAAGTTGTTCTGCCAGATCCAACATACGCTCGCGGTTAGCTTGGGCCTCCAATGCCGCTTGGCGATCGCGCGACCGTTGCGCAATCTGATCAAACGCCGCCGCTTTTTCGCGGGCCTTGCGAACTGCGTTTGCAACCCAATCGCGGTCCATTGACCGTTCTACAAGCGCCGCGTCGGACAGCTTTTTTAAGCTGGGGTCGAGCTGTTGAAGGTCAACTTTTCGCCGATCCCATGCAATCTTTTCTTCTGCGGTCAGCGTAGCACGCGCGTTGCTTTCTATTTTTCTAACCGCAGCGTCTAGATTGGTTCCGTAATCAACAAATGTCTCAGGCGTTGCGCCTTTCAAACCTTGGCTTGCGGGGCGCAAACGTCCGGTGGTCGGATCAAGCTCAAGCGGCATACCTTCACCAGCCGGACGGCGGGCCGCAGCGGCTTGAGCAGCCGCAGCTTGCTCTGCCTGTTGAGCCAACGCGCGTTCCATGTCAAGATCAAACGCGCGGCGCTGCGCCACCGCCGCCATTGTTGACTCTGCGCTAGGCGCAGGCAAAAGCGCATTCGTAGGCGGCTGAACGCGCACATCTGGCGTCGGGCGGCCAAACACAAAATTTGGCACGTAATATTCATCTGGCGTTTGTACTGCATTCCGCCAGTCGTACGGCACCGGCAAGTTGGGCGTAGGCGGTGGGGGCGCGGGCGCAGGAGGCGGCGGCATCGGAATGCGCAAATCAGGCGGCACTGCCGAACGCGCCTGAAACTCTGGCGATGCAATTCGCTTGCCCATATAGCGACCGGCCAACTCACCTGCCCCAGCACCGATTGCCCCCGCAGTAATCAAATCCGTACCAAGCGCCGACCCTACCGCCAGACCAATGGTGCCTGGCACGCCAGACCGAGTAAGGCGCGGGAGCGCGCGCTGTAGCAAAGTGGCTTGAGTACCGCCACCCGCTATCTCAGGGAAGTTGGCCGCAATACGACCGATCGCCGCGATGTCGCCGGTCATAGCGTCATCTTTAGCGATCATTTTAGCAATAACAATTGGATCAACGCGCCCAGTCGCTAGGTTGGTCGCTTTCTCGTACGTATAACTTTTGGCAAGTTTGGTGCGGGCGTCACGAAAACGATCCAGCAGCGCTGGATCAGCAATGTTCATGTCAATCAACTTCTCAAGCGCGTTAGCAATTCCAATCTTGGCGTCGGCTGTAGCCCGTTCAGCGGGCGTTAGCTTGTCTCCGCGATAGATATCTTGCGCTTCACTTCGTAGTTGACGAATGTTAAGTAGCGCGTCAGCGCTCGTCATGCCAGAGTTAACGCGCTCAAGCGCGTCGTCAACAAGCGATGCAACTTCTGACGTTGCGGCTTTGCCGCCAATAACATCAGGTGCCCTAATAGCCGCAATCTGCCGAGACACCGCTTCGTCTGGCATCAGCTGGCCAATTTTTTTAACTTCACGATACGGCGCAGCGATGCGCTCGCGAGCAGCTTCAAACGTCTTTGAGTTAAGTTGTTCGCGCGGGTCAATGCCAAGCTCACGGCGAGCAATGTCACTCCACTTCGTGACGTTCTGCGCCGATAGCTTAGCGTTCAATTGCGGAATGCCAGCCATTTGGGCTTGCAATTGATTAGATAGCGTTGGGTTTGACAACGCAGGGTTCAGCGCAATACCCAACCGATTGGCCTCTTGCGCCGCTTCGATCTGAGGCCCACGAGCATAGGCTTCTTCCGACAGCCGCTCAGCGGTGCGCCCTTGACGCGCCGCGCGCGCTACCCCCGCCTCACGGGCGGCAGCAGGCGCACCGCCGACGCTGGGGATGTACGGCGGCAAACCAGAGGTTGCTTCGCCCAGCGCGCTAACCGCACGCTGCGCTAGCTCGGATCTAGGCTCGTACTGAAACGGTCGTACGGCTGCCTTAACCTCGGGCGTGGCACGAGAAGTCAGGATTGATAGTGGTGCGCCTGCAATCGTGGCTGCAAGCGCTACAGGCGTTTCAATTGCGCCCATGACCATCTCGCGCGGTGACAGCTCGGATAACTTGCGTTCGCGCGTCAGCGGCACCGCAGACGTTGAGGTGTACGGGACGTCGGCGTAGTGTGGTTGCGGTTCGGCGGCAGCTTCATCTAAGAAGCGAATCTTGCTCGGCTGCGGCTGTTCATCAAGGAATCTGACGCCCATGATTAGTTCACCTCTGCTGGCCTACCGCCGACAGTAATCCGTGTGCCTCTGGGCAGATTTGCCGCTTCAGCTTCTTGCACAGTGCGAAACGCGGGGACTTCCGACATTGTTGCAGACCCGCGCGGCGTAGCCGATCGGCCGCCCACAACCGGGCCTGACGGCGCTGGTGTGGATTGCGCGCGCTCAGCTTGAAGTACGCCATACTTCTTCAGACGCGGGCTTTCGAAGATAGATTTGTTACCTTCGCTCTCTAGCCAAGCATTTTCAGCTCCAGCCAAAGACTTTTTGTTTGCCGGATCCCGTAACCAATCGCGGTAGAACTTGTCTTGAGCAATCGCGCGTTCGGCTTGAGTGCGAGCAACATCAAGAATGAACTCGTTGGCGGCTTTGGTGTTGCCCAAACGCGCACCCATTTGCTCAATTCGTTTCGCGTCTTGGTCGGTTTGCACGCCTTTTTGTTCGGTTTGAGCCGCCAACACCCGCTCAGTGGCAGCCTGCAAGAACTTTTGTGAATTGGTAGCGAAGTCTTTAGCTTTGTCTACGCCAAGCGCCGCCAGCACTGACGCGCCTTTGGCAATTGTCTCTGTGCCAAACCCTGTTTCAAAATCCCTGCTCAAAACGTCTTGTGCAGACTCAATGCCAATCAGTGATTTGCGGGCGGCTGCCGCTGCTTTTCGCACTTCTGTTTCGTGCTCAACGTAACCTTTGCCGCGCGCCACTGTCTCAGCTTGCTCCCCAGGTGCTATTTGAACTAATGGTCGTCGCTCTGGCGCTTTTAGTTGTTCGCCGTCCTTCATCAACGGCTCCGTTGCGCCGGTTCGCTTGTTGACCTTAAACAATCCTTTATCAGTCTCTTGTATGGTAAAGCCGGGGTTTTCGCGTTCAAACTTTGCTCTGTCCGCTGCCGTAACGGCTTGAGACACGGCGGCTTGGGCGCGTGTGCCGGCGGCGCTAGCTTGCGCTTCTTGGGCTGCGGTCGTGCGTTCTTTGAGCGCCGCTTCCAGCCGATCTTTTTGCGACATGGTGGTGTCGAGAATTCGCTTGACGCGCGCCGGGTCGTACGTCGGCCCTAAAAACTGTACGTCGGCAGGTTTGAAGATACCCTGCTCTGACAACTTCTTGATTGCAAAATCAAACGAATCTTGATCCTTAGCCGCGCCGAGCACTCGACCCACAATATCTGCTTGGCTAATCATTCCTTTGTATTCGGCTTCTTGAGCCTTGCGCCGCGTTTCTTCCAACTGGGCTTCTGACTGCATAAGAGTGCGCGCCTCAGTCAAGAACCCGCCGCGTACCAAAGCAGGTGAGATTTCAGCCGCTTTAGCTTCCGGCCCAAACCCACCCAAAATTTTCTCAAGCTCACCTTTGCGCCGCTGCTCGCGCATGGCGTTCTGGATCTTCATTTCGCCCATACGCTGTTCTTGGAGGGCGTTCTGGATCTGCGCTACGCGACCTGATTGGGCTAGCGGATCGGGCAGTTGCAGCCCTTGCACTTGCAAAGCAATGTTTGGTTGAAGCGGCATAGCTATTCCTTACGGGAGGTACGACGACCGACGCAAAGCGTTTGCCAAGTCTTGATTAGCTGAATAGTTTAGGTACTGACCTAACGCCCCTGTCAAGGCATTTGTCA